CACGCAGAGTTTATTCTCAAACTTGCAGCAAAATTTGCAAGGCAAAACTCAAACAAAAGAGGTTTATGGAGGACTGGATCGGATGGATTGGAACGCTGTCCGAAAAAAGTCACTCAATGGGGCCTCCAAAAAGCAGTTGAATCCGCACCGCGTGTTAGCTGGAGTGCGTCAGGCTACGCAAGAGGTTTACGATCATTCATACTGGATCGTGTAACGGCCATTCATGCAGTTGAGTTCTCCGTGTACAAACCGGGATACGGATTTGCTGGCACAGCAGACGCTCTACTAGATATTGACGGAGACGGGCCATTCATAGTGGACTGGAAAACAGCTAAAGAAGTACGATCTGACGATATGATTGAACAATTCTGCCATCAACTTGGAGCGTACAGTCTAGGTCTACAGCATCTTACAGGCATTAAACCAAAATACGGAGCAGTCGTAGTAGCTCGTAGGAGTGGAAAACCTCAAATAAAAATCCTCAACAACTTAGAGTTGCGAGGATCAGAAAGTATATTTTTAGATAGAGTGGATCGTTACCACAAAAACCTTAAGGAACTAGCTGTTGTTTAATAGATTCAATCAATTTAACTCTTAAATTATGCGGAATATTTTTATTCCATAAAATAATTTTGAGTAAATCTTTAGAAACTTTGTTTTTTGGATCGTTAGTCATAATCACTCTCCATAGGAAAAAATTTATCGTCAGGATCGGGGTAAACCCCACAATCCTGTAGATATTGGATCGCATCATCTTCACGCTGGCTGTCCAGTGCAGATTGATGATTGATTAAGAATGAATCAGACATTTTTACTATCCCTCACAGTGTCTACACATTCGTAAACTTTTTCAGAAAACCAATCCGAATCAGTGATTACATCTACTTCATGCTGTACTAAGTCTTTAATGTATTTTTGAATAATATGGGCTGTTGTTTCCCATATTAAAGGAGACATACAATTTTCCTTTATATCGTTAATGAATTGCTCATCAATACTGTTTTTAATTGGATCGCTAGTCATACTTTTTTAAACCTCGTAAGTAATTTTGAGTATATTTCGATAGTTTTGCAATACTCCAAAACCTTCCCATCAATAAGAAAGTCATTTGCACTATCCAGCACGTTTGCGAGTATTTCATCTTTACTATCTTTTAGTCGTTTATCTGGATCGGGTTTTGAAGTCTCCCATTTATAGAGATTAAATTGATCCTTGTAGTATCTGTACGCAGTAGCCACTGGAATACCATGATCTTCCGTAAGAATTTCAACTATATCTTTTCGAGATAGTTTATCTTTTGGATCGGTTTTCTTTTCGTTCTCTACTAGCGTAGTCATAATGAACTCTTCAGCAGTCTCCTTATCCATTCAATAACCTCCTTTTATGTTCTCTAGCTTCACTAAAAGAATCGTGAAATTCGATTACTTCATACAGGACACTATCAAAATTGTAATCATCCCAGTACTCCTTCCATATTTCATACAAGTTGGTACGATTCCTATTTTCAGGGTGCTTCATATTCCATCTCAGTAGAATATAGTACGGTTTAATCTTCATAGTCCTCCTTCTTTGGATACTGTCCATTACGAATCCAGTAAGCAAGTGAGTCAATTTCTTGTGCTATCTGCTTCGCTTCATAAAACTGAAAAGGCTCCCACAAAGTTGATTCAAGAATGTCATCTTGATATTCTTCAAAACTGTCATAACCTTCTGACCAGTTGGATTCGTCTTCTAAAAACCACTCATCAGGTAGATGGTCAGTTAAATAAAATCCTGAAGCCCATTGAAAACATGCATCTTCAAAAGATAATTTAGGGTTTTTCTCCCGAAAAAATTTAGTCGTCATTTGATAAATTAGAGTATTTAATAAAAGTGGATTCAAACGCGTTATACAGTATGGTTTGATTATCTGGATCGGCCTGAGAATAGCAAAAAGCGAGGGCTGCCAAAAAGCTGCCCCCGAATCTGTCCATGTTGTCCAGTGCGGTATATATCTGGTGTTTAGTGAGCATTACCAACTTGACTGATAATAAAAATCATCAAAAGGAATATCCTTCGTCAGTGTTGGGAACTTTGCATTAAATTCCTCAGTGGACATTGTGCCATTATGCGTTTTTAAATTAAGCCATCTACACTTCTGAGCGTTTTCGGCTGCTGTCTGGTACGCTATGATTTTGTCGATTTGAGTTTTGGTATTCTGTAAGTCCTCAAAATAATACTTATCGTATTCTTGTGAACCGAAGAAAAACCCTTCAGAGTTAGGAAGTAGCTCACTAGCTGCTGTGGTTGAAACTAAAGCTGGTTCGATAGTTTTACTTAATTGTTTTAAATCATCTAAAGAAACTGAATACTCCGCACAATTATCCTTACCACCCTGTACGTTATCAACAAACCATTTATGTATCTGGTTCGATTTTCTCCAATACATTAGAGGGAACTGCACAGAATAGCACGACCAAGAAGTATCGTAATCTATTGGAGCGTTTTCCATATCATGATTATTGAGTAAACTTTGAAATTCAAAAGTTCTCTCAAAGGGAGGTTTGTACTGTCCTCTGGGATAAATCCCGAATGTTTTTGCACCTTTTAAGTACATATCTAAGCCCATAAATTTAGGTGGTTTAGTGAACAATTCTATTATAGTATTATTGTAGTATCTTGTAAATAGTAAATTATCATTTATCAATTATCACTGATAATTCTCAGAATTTGCCATTCATAGTGGGTTGTATGCTTGAAAAACCATTCAAAAATCGCCATTCATAGTACAGTATTTATAATAATTTTTTGATGATTTTCACTGCCTGATCCTAAAAAATGTAGATGGACACTATATAGTATGAAAAAATTTTTCCTGAAAATTTTGGAAAAAAAGTTTTCCACAGGACAGCATGAGTTTTCCACAGGCAACCCGTACTAGATACTATGAATATTTTTAATGGATCTTAAGATCCAATTTAATTATTACTTAAGTAATACAGTATTGCTATTAAATCAATATTAAAGTAAAATATACTAGACACTATGTGTCTTTTTTAAACAACCCAAATTTAAAAACAAAATGGAAAATCTCGAAAATTTTAAAAACCAATTAGAAAATACATTAAGTATTTCAGAACCACAATTCTCAAAAAATTTAGAAAATCAACTAAATGCTGAGAAATTAGGTTATCAAAATAGTTCTAATGAAACTATTTTTAAAGGGTCTAATTTTATTGATGATTCTTTTAAAAAAAATCTAGACATTATATGGAAAGAAAACGAGCTTGATTTTAAAGCAGTTAAAAGAGATTTATTCTTTAAGAATGAAAAAGGAGAATTTATAGAGATAAAAGATTATCAAGCAATTTGTCACGATAAAAAAGACCAACTTTTAAACATACCAAAAATGCAGTACACCACATTGCAATTAGATAGCATTAAAAAGTTAATTCAGGAGATAAGGGGCAATACAACTATTGAAAGTATTATGAATGTTGATAATAAAAGATTTGTTTTTAATCTTGCTATTGATAACGCAATACAAGAAGTACAAAAAGATGACCCGCACAAACTAAGATTAGTAATTGTTTCTAGTCATGATAGTTCAGTATCTTGTCACATATCATTTATACATTTTAGAATGTTTTGCTTTAATCAAATGAATAAATTAAAACAGTCAAACCCTCTAGTTTTTAAACATACAAAATCTATTAATGATAATGTTAAAAACATAAATAAAATTATTGATTTTAAAAAGGGAGAATTTACAAAGTCAATAGAAGATTATAAAACAATGGTTCGTAAGGAAATAAAAGAAGAACAAGTTAAGCAAGTATTAGAAAATTTATTTTATGAAAAATGGAAAAATAAGAAGGTTTGCACCGATAGAGTTTTAAAAACTCAAAGAGATAAAACTTATCTTGATTTGGTAGAGGTTAAACAAATTAAAGAGAATCTGGAACGAGAATTTCAACTAAACGGTAGAACAGCCTATAGCTTACACAATGGAATTAATTACTATTACTCACATCAAATGGGAGCTAGTAATATAAATGACGAAAGTGAAAAGGCAAGAATAAGAATGGAGCAAAACTACTATGGAAAAAATGCGAATATTATTGATAGATCTAAGGAATTATGTCTAGCTTTATAAACTACTAAACTAATAACAAATAAAACTAGCTCAGGAACTAAAAAACCTGAGCTTTTTTTATGCAAATTTTAGTGTTTGAGTCCTAAATAAAACACTTAAGATTCCTATAAATCTAATTACTTAAATGTGTATTTCTACTGTTACACAATTAAAAAAGTGCAATTCTTATTTCTAGACTTAAAAACTGTTGCAATAACTAGGATTTTTTACTGTTGGTCTTATCAATCTCAAGTAAATATTAAGTGTTTTATTCCTTATATTGTATTAGCTTAGTATTAAAAGTACGATATAATAAGAGTGGGCAATATGCCTATTTTTAAACAACCCTAATTTAAAAAGGAGTCAAAACCAATGCAAACACCAACACAAAAAAGAATACAAGTTAACAAGCAATTAATTGAATTTAGAGAGAATTTAGCACCCGAGTTTGGGTCTATTGTTACTACACCTGATGTAGATTCTTATATTAAAGAGGATTTTGATAACAATATTATTGAAATTCTTAATCTATTAAAAAGACACGTTATTTTTGATTATGGAATTTGTTGTGAAGAAGATGCAAAACTAAATGAATATAATAGAAAAGCAAAAGACGGCAACAGAATCCACAGCAGCTACAAATTAAAAAACGATAAAATTATTTGGATTATTACTAGTGGTTATTATCAACACGAACTAAACAAACAATATAAAACTTCTAATTATTGCTATACAACAGTTTTATACCCTAACGAATATTAAATAAAATTACTCCAGGAACTAATTTATTATGTCACTTACAAGACCCCACGAAAACGAGAAGAAGTTTTTTATTAAAGAATTTCAAAACTTAGCTAATTTCTACCCACATTTAACACTTCAGGAAACTATTAATTTAGCTAATAAACAACTAGAAAGTGAACAAAAAATTTATAACAATTACAGTAAATTAAAAAAGTGGTTACACCCTAATTATGTCTAATTTTTATCCTTACACGTCATACCCACCCCATAACACCCGAACCAATATGAAACGCAACTACCCCAGAACCAAAGCCGCCCCGATTATTTTTAATAAATGTTTTTTCGCTATGGTGTTTTTTATTGCTGGTTTTTTACTTGCTAACCACTACACCAACAGCCCACAGTTAAAAAAATGTTTAACAGATTCTACAATTAATAATGATTTCTGTTATAAAAAATTCGTAGGATAATCTAAAGAGCTGCACTGTACACCACGCCCGCAAAATAACGCGGGCTTTTTTATTGCTTATTTATTCCACTAGCCACCGCGTACACAATACAGTGCATACACCAGCCACCACACGCACAGGGCAGTATTGCAAAAATTTTGAAAATAAATTTATTACCCCTGAACCTACTGATAAATCTACAAATTAAGACTACTTTTTCTTTCCTTCTACACTAATAGATAATGTTGGAGTGTTTAGATTAATTGTCTCTTCGCTCTCTCCAAGCACTTTCCCTAGCGAATCCAATATCTGAGCAGCAGTCTGAAGCTGACCCCTCTTCATAGCCTTGTTGAAAAGCCTCATTCTCATTCCTTGGAGTCGTGAGATCATCTTCTCTCTATCCTTTTCCCAATCCTCATCGTTCCATTCTTTTACCTGTCTCCAATCTCTCCACGCTGTTTCGACTCCAATGTTCTCTTTGGAAGCGTGATCATGAACTAATTGTCTAGTTGTTAAACCTTCAAGCTGACGATTATACAATCTTTGCCTTCTTGCTTCGATAACTACATCTGGATTTCGCTTTCCACAGACCTTTCCACCCATAGGTGCATTTGGACTGTCTACATCTGGTCGATAGTATGCTTGAGCCACGGACTAAATAAATACTAATACTTGAATAATAACCCTAAAAACACTGTTTAGTCGACTAAAACAAGGAAATTTATTCATATTTAAGCTATTCTTTACTACATGAGTACAAAAACAGCCGAAAATCTCTCCCTTCGATGGGCACAGGGGGAGGTGTTCAACGCAAAAGAAAGATTCAGAGTCCTGGTAGCTGGCAGAAGATTCGGAAAATCATATTTATCCTGCATAGAACTACTAAAAGCAGCAATAGATCGCCCTGGCGAAACCTATTTTTACTGTGCTCCCACCTACCGCATGGCAAAAGACATCGCATGGAAAGAAATCAAAAAACTAATCCCACCAGAATGGATCCAAGCAAAAAACGAAACCGACCTCAAAATCGAACTAATCAATGGATCGCTAATCGAACTCAAAGGAACCGAAAACGCAACAACCCTGCGTGGTCGAAGCCTCGCTGGAGTAGTACTAGACGAAGCAGCCTTCATGGATTCCGATGTTTGGTTCCAAGTTATTCGACCAGCCCTCGCAGATAAACAGGGTTGGGCACTCTTCATCTCCACACCAGATGGAACGGCCTCATGGTTTTACGACTTATGGTGTTACGTTCCAGAGGATGAAACAGGTGATTGGAAACGCTGGAGCTTCACAACAATAGACGGGGGTAATGTTCCAGAAGAAGAAGTTGAAGCAGCCAAGGCCCAACTAGATACCAGAACATTTAAGCAAGAGTTCGAGGCAAGTTTCGAGAATCTCACTGGTCTCGTTGCAGTCTCTTTTTCAGATTCCAACATTTCTACCGAAGCGGAGGACATATCTATCGCCCCACTCTTATTAGGAGTTGATTTTAACGTAGATCCACTTTGCGGAATCTGTGCTGTCCGACACAGAGAAACACTTTACGTCTTTGACGAAATAATTATGACGGGTGGAGCAACAACCTGGGATTTTGCCGAAGAAGTAACTCACCGATATGGAGTAGACAGACGAATAATTGCTTGCCCTGATCCTACAGGTGCAGCCCGAAAAACATCAGGAGTAGGTTCAACGGATCACACTATCCTACGCAGAAGCGGATTTACAGTATCTTCCCCACGATCACCCTGGAAAGTTCGTGACAAAATAACATCCGTAAACACAGCATTATTTGATGCAGCAGGAGAAAGAAGAACTTTGATCCATCCACGCTGTAAAGAATTAATAAAATCCCTCCGCACCCTGACTTACGCTCCAAACACAGGTATGCCAAATAAAAACTTAGGGGTTGACCACGCATTTGACGCTTTCGGATACCTATGTCTCCAACAATTTAACCTTGCCAAACCAGAGACATTAGGCCAAACTTCGTTTAGAATATATTAAGATACCTAATTCTTACTATGCCTTACCATACAGGGATGAAAAAGAAGAAGAAAAAGAAGAAAGGAGGCAAGAAACGTGGCGAATGTTCCTGTAAATAAAGCGTTATACTCTAGGGTAAAAGCAGAAGCAAAACGTAAATTTAAGGTTTATCCTTCTGCTTATGCCAATGCGTGGCTTGTACGAGAATACAAAAAACGTGGTGGTACTTATCGCACCGAGGCAAAAAAACGTGGCAAGAAGTAGTGGCGGTTTGACCCGTTGGTTTAAAGAAAATTGGGTTGATGTTAAAACTGGCAAGCCTTGTGGTCGTCAAAAAGGTGAAAAACGAGGCTATCCAGCTTGTAGACCAAGCAAACGTGTATCAAGTAAGACACCTAAGACTACTGGAGAGATGTCAAGTGCTGAAAAAGCACGATTTAAACGTGAAAAAACAAGTAGTAAAAAGATAACTTATCAACATAGACGTAAAAAGAAGAAAAAATAACTGTGAAAAACGCAGTTTCAAGGTAAGATATTGTTATAAGTAAATTTTTCTTAAAATCATGGCATTTTTTCGTGGTGAAGAAGGCTCTGTTGCATTTGATAACGGATCTGGATCAGTTGGAGCAGTTGCTTCTACAACAGCTTGGACATTAGATACTAC